GACGACAATGAGGCAGACGCGCTGGCGCTTTTACACTGGGCATTGGAGGTGCAATCATGTTGATGACTGTTTTTTGGGTGGTAGCACTCATGTTGCTGGGATCCTTGCTGACCCTGCTTGTGCTGTGGCTGATGTTGGCATATTTGGAGGACAAATGATGCATGTCAGCTACGTCAAACTATTCCGCGACGACGAAGGCACCGTGCGTGACACGCAAGAGGCCAACGGTGAGATCCGCAACTTCCAGCACCAGATTGAGTTGCTCAAGCAGGCGCTGGAGCGGGAGATGAACACGGTGGCCGACCTGCGGGAGCTGCTAGACAGTGTCAGGCGCATCGCGTTTGAGCTTAACGAAGAGATATTGAAGGACACAAATGCCCAGACCACAAAGTGAGATTACAGGCAAGCAGATCAGCATTGCTGTGCGGGTCACCGCAAGCCAGAAGGAAGCCTTTAAGCAGCTGGGCGGGGCAACATGGCTACGCAAGCAGCTGGCAGCTGAGATTGAGCGCAATTGGAAGCAAGAGCAGCCAAGACTTGGCAAGAAGATCATTAGCCGTGTCTTCGGCAGATGAGCTGGCCTGCCCAGCATGCGGCAAGGTACACCCAGATGCCAAGCTCATCACGCTGCCAGATGGCACTAGCGTGGGCAGCTACAGCCAAGCCTACCGCGCCTACACCGAGGCCAAGTGGGTGCTGGAAAAGCTGCCGGTCACGGTCAACCGCAGGCGCAAGTCAACACCGCAGATCAGCCGCAGAGACTACATCTTGGGCGTACAGGAAAGGCGTGGCCAAGAGTCAGCCAATGAGCTGGCGCTCATGGTCACCAAGCTATGGAAGGCAGCCAAGTGAACGCGATGACTGAGCCTGTCAACTTTGCCCTACCCAAGAAGCCAAGGATCTTTGCCAAGGATCCCTTGCCAGACCAGCGCAAGGTGGTTGTGCTGCCGATCAAGGCGGTCTTTGACCCAAAGATATCCCACGGCGCATTGCATGTACTTGCAGCGCTGTGCAGCTACTGCAACCGGGCTGGGATCACATGGGTGAGTCAGACAAGGTTGGCCAAGGAGCTGAACATCACCCAGCAAGCAGTCGCCAAGCAGTTCAAGCAGCTGCGTGAGCTTGGCTACCTTGAGACAGTCAAGAAGGGGTTCAAGGGCGAGCGCACAGACACGCTGCGGGTCATCTTCGATAAGTCAGTGGACGCAGCAACAGCCATGGCCGTCACCAGCAGCATGGAAGACACAAGGTCACCAGCAATCAAGGAGCAGCAGCAAATGGAAGCAGACGAAGCAAACAAAGAGGGCCAAGCCAGAGTCGCCCAAGCAATCAGCAAAGTACTCAGGCAACCAATCAAGAGGTACAAAGTCATGCCCAAACAAGGCGAAACAGTCACAGTCAGGAACATGAAAGCAGCCATCAACAAGGCTCAATCAAAAGGTCAACAACCTGTGGATAACCATGTCCACAATCACAACCCAGAGGTTGTAAATGCAGACAAGTTACATTCACAACCCAATCACAACCTACAGGTTGTAGATAACACCAAAGAACACAAGAAGACAACATGTTATGAAGTTGACATTTTAAAAGAAGATGCAGACATGTCTGTTCTGCACAACCAAGATGTCGCACAACTTGTCAGCGACGGCATGTCTGCACAGCAGATCCGAGACTGCCTCGACACCCTGCTGCCGCTGTACGCAGCCGAGGGCATCAAGCCCAGCAGCCATGTCCTGATGGCAGGGATCAGGCAGTTGCAGGCAGATGCCCGATGACTAAATGCCCCGCCAAGCCACAGGAACCAGCCTTCCAGCCACGATCACAGTCGGGTCTAGGCGCAGGTAGCCACCCAGCATTCCAGCGCGTTGTAGGCCCTGCAATCCGAGGTGTACAACCAGCATATGAACGTATGGATTTTGTACAAGGCTGGCGCGTCAAGGGGTGTCTGGCTGCTGGCAGGGCCAGCCTTGCATATGCGCCAGCGGGTGCGCAGGCGTACCGCCCACGGTGACGTGCACGGAACGCGACCCTTGCCCCCCCACCCCACACCGTAGCGTAGGGGGCCCACTCCAAAATTTTCCCTCCTTTTTCCTTGGGGGTTTTCCCCCACTTTTTCAACGACAATCATGTAAAGGACTTTTATGACAAACGACAATGAGATCAAGCCCAGTGAGGGCAAGGCGTGGAAGAACGCTGAGAAGACTGAGGCGTGGCATGGCGACTACAAGGGCACGTTTGTGATGCCTGATGGCACGAAGCACTTCTTGGACATCTACGTCAACAAGAAGCCTGATGGCGGGGTCTGGTTCAAGATCAAGGTGGGCAAGGCCAAGACTTCTGGTGGCGGGTTTGTGGCTGCTGCTGCGCCTGTGTTTGCTGCGCCCCAGCCGAGCCCCAAGCCTGCGGTGCAAGACAATGATGACGATATACCGTTCTGATGGGGGCTGACATGAACAACCCACCAGCATTTCCGCTACACAACCATGGGGCGCAGACTCTTGGTTTGCATGTAACAGGCATGAGCCTTCGTGACTACATGGCTGCTGCTGCTTTGCAAGGTCTGTTGGCCAACCCGAAGCTTCAGCAGCAAATCTTGAAAGAAGGTGGAGCTCACGGTGGCTGGATTGAGTCAAGCGCTTGGGCGTTTGCCGACGCAATGATGAAAGCCCGTGATGGCAAGGGTTAAGTCAACCGTGATCCCACCCCTGACCAACTGGGGCGGGGTGAGGTCTGTGCAGCGCAGGCTGGAGCGCTCAAGCACCATTATGGCCAACAAGGAGGCTGTGGCTTATGCGTTGCTGAGCATGGCCAACACCAAGCTGACAGACATCATGTCTTGGGATGAGCAGGGCAATGTGACTGTCAAGCGCTCAAGTGATATCCCAGAGCACGCGTTGCATGCGATCAAGAGCATCAAGGTCAACAGCAAGAAGGACTCTGATGGCAATGTGTACTCCACGCTGGACATTGAGCTCTACGACAAGGTGGGTGTCTTGAGGCTGCTGGCCAAGGCCAGTGGACTGCTTGACAACCCTGACGACGGCAATGAGAAGCCGAGTGTGATTGATATCAATGTTGTGGCACCACGGGGTGAGTAATGTGGCGCAAAAGGCAGATAAGACAACTGGAGCAAGAAGATGAGCCGTACCAAAGAGATGTCCGACAAGACCGTGCCGATGGCTGGCTTGAACCTAGACTTCAGCGAGTCGCCCGTGATCTACGACTTCATCCAGTCCAAGAACTTTGTGCAAGGGATCATGGGGCCTGTAGGGTCGGGCAAGAGCTACGGGTGTGCAGCCAAGATCTTCATCAAGGCGGTGCAGCAAAAGGCCAGTCCGATTGACAACGTCAGGTATAGCAGGTGGGCCATTGTCCGAAACAGCTACCCCATGCTGAAGACGACAACCATCAAGACATGGCTGGATCTCTTCCCTGAGTCAACCTTTGGCCCCATGCTGTGGACACCGCCCATCACCCACCACATCCGGCTGCCTGCTCGTGGTGACGCTGCGGGGATTGACTGCGAGGTCATATTCCTGGCACTGGACCAGCCCAAGGATGTGCGCAAGTTGCTGTCTTTGGAGCTGACTGGCGCTTGGGTTAATGAGGCCCGTGAGCTGCCCAAGGCCGTCATTGATGGCTTGACCCACCGGGTTGGCCGATACCCCACCAAGCGCGATGGTGGCGCTACATGGCACGGCATCTGGATGGATACCAACCCCATGGATGATGACCATTGGTGGCACCGCATGGCTGAGAAGGAAAAGATGACTGGCCAGTATGCTTGGAAGTTCTTCAAGCAGCCCGGCGGCGTGGTGCCCGTGGACGTTGACGACCTGCCTGAGAACCCAGAGGCCAACGACCACATCTTTGCGTCGGGCAAGTGGTGGAAAGTTAACCCCAAGGCCGAGAATGTCCACAACCTGCCAGCTGGCTACTACCAGCAAATGCTGCTTGGCAAGAATTTGGATTGGATCCGCTGCTATGCCGGTGGCGAATACACCTATGTCCAAGAAGGCAGACCCGTTTGGCCAGAGTATGAGGACTCAACCATGTCGGGTGAGACTGAAATTGAGCCCAATGTGCCCATACAGGTGGGGCTTGACTTCGGTTTGACCCCTGCAGCCACCATTGGCCAGCGTTTGCCCAACGGTCGGTGGCTGATCCACCAAGAAATCGTGACTTTTGACATGGGATTGGAGCGCTTTGGCCACCAGCTGCTGGCTGAACTGAACCAGCGCTACCCTAATCACCAAGTTTTGGTCTGGGGCGATCCAGCTGGTATGGCTAGAGAAACCATTTATGAGACAACTGCCTTTGATCACTTGAAAACCTTGGGGCTGCGAGCCCAACCCACGGCCAGCAACGACTTCAAGGTGCGAAGAGAGGCCTCTGCTGCCCCCATGCAGCGGCTGATTCAAGGTAAGCCG